CCCCTCCCTACCCCGAGTAGGCCGCACAGTCTATAGGAAATGAAAAACCAAAAAGGATTTGCTGGTGTGATACTATATCGGTGGTTATGTGGGGTGCGTCCCTGCGCTTTACCGAGCCAGCAATAATCAAAAAACAAAAAGGTGGGACTGATGGGTGAGGTAGTAAGTTTGATAAAGATGAAATGTCCTGATTGTTCATGGAGTTACTTTCAAGATGGAGAAACTGTGTGGATGACGCCTTGTTATCATTGTAATAGTACGGGGTACATTTACACGGATTTTGTATCTTTCGATGATAGTTGTGGGGAGGTTACAAATGGATGATGGATTAAGAAGGGTATCGGAGAAGGTTATGCAGGTTGCTTCTCTATTAGATGTCACGCCGGTCAGGGCAAGGAATTACATGACGTTACGTGACGGTTACAAAAGGCGTACAGATATGATTATAAGTCTCAACCAATCGAATCCTGTAGACAAGGTAATACTTGAGGCTCTTTGGTGGTTAAAGAACCAGTAGAAAGGTAGCATGATGACTATTGACATGGCGTTACTATCGGTTGTAATTACGTTGATCATGGCGGTGCTGGCTGGTGGATATTTCCTAGGGAAGTTAACTGAGAGGGTACACAGCAACCGGCTGGAGATAGGTGACAATAAAAAGGAACTCGTCGCTTATCGCAAGGAAAACCGGGAGGAACACGCAGTAATAGTGGCTCGGCTGGATCGGTTGATAACGAATGGTGGGTGTAAGGAATGATAAGATTGTTAAGTATCTACTGGGTAGTATTTAATGTCTTATGGCTGGCTGGATTTTTCGTGATATTGTCATTCAAGGGCAGCGTGGTGGTAAGTGAGCCAAGGCCGTGGTTAGCGGCTTTTGAGTGTGTGTTATGTCTGGTATCGCTACCTGCGTTAATGTATATTGCGAAAGCCAGGAGTGGTTAGGTGTATGTGTAAGATATTGGAATTATTGTTCAGACCTAAGCCTGGGCTGCCGCACCCTGAAGAAAAGGTAGATTATAAACAGACATTAGATAACGTAGCAGTAGCACAGGTACTTGGGGAGTGGATGTTGGCGTGGGGTGTGCCGGAAGAATATAACGATTACTGGCGTGAGGCCATAGTAATAACTGTAACGCTAGAGATATGGGTGCCGGCACAGACATGGGAGGAAGGTGGGAAAAGACACCTTGCGGTTAGACCGGAGTGGTTGAATCCTGGGGTGATAGCGCATGAACAGGCGCACAACAGCTATTCTTTATTGACTAATGATGAGAAATCGGAATTTGAAGGAATTTATATACCGATGGTAGTCACTGAGCCACTTATAAAGTTGCTCTATTCTAAGAACGCATACGGCTTGACCAGTACAATAGAAGGTCATGCTGAGTTATATAGATTTTTGGGGAGTGAACTCCCGGAGTCATTGAAGCGATATTATCCAAAACTATTTTGAGGGAGGTAGCCGGATGGCAGTGAAGTTCATGCGGTTAGGGCCTTGGTAGAACACGACTATCAGGGTGATATTGAGGTTCTTGGACAAGCAGTGTTATATATGGGTATCGTGGGATGCTCGTCACTTCAGTCTCGATATAGTTAAAGGAAAATAAAGGGGGGAATATGCTAAAGAATCACAGAGATTTACTTTCTATCTTACTTGGTGTCGTAGTGATACCGGGCATCTGGATTACTCAGGGTTTCAATATTATCACTATTCCAGAAATAGTGATTGGCGCGACAGTGAGCATTGAAACAATGATAGCTATGTTTTATTTCAGAAAGAAGGAGACTGTTTCTTTAGAGCCTTAACTTGAGTCTCAAGATTTCTTATGCGTTTTTTGTAAGCGTCTAAAATTACTGAAGGAATAGAACTAGGACAGTGAACTGACCTTGGCATCGCGAGCAGGTTCTCAATTCTGTTATCATCTTTCAATCCATTAAGATGATGAATTATCCATGCATCTGGTAGATGTTTCCCGAAGTGTTCCTCCCATACCTTGATATGTTCAAAAACATAGCCGCTTTTATGCGCTCTATGGTGGCTATGACAAAGCACTTCAATATAGCCATTTGAATATCGTCTACCACCTTTCCATGCAGGGGAATTCTCTTTAACAGCGAATAATTTGTAGCAAACTCGGCACATCTTATGCTTGCTATTCTTGAACATTGGCTTACCACATCGAGGACAAGGAATAAAACGCTTTTTACGATACCATATTTCAAGACGTTTTTTGGGGCAATCATTACATGCCTTTTGATTAGGTACAGTAGTTGTAAATTCTTTCTGGCAAATCCAGCATATTCTTGTTGCAGGGGTTGTCATTACACCTTTCATACTAGTTATTATACACTATAAAATATAATAGGTCAAGCGCAAGGAGTAATATGTTACAATTCTACTTCAGAAAAGCAGGTCCGACTGAGGTTAAATAATGGTAACCACTGATAATCCGGTCAATTCGATAACGTATGCCAGCCTGACACCTGAAGCATTGGAAAAGCTGATGGAGTCTCTTAGCCCGAAGGAAAAGGCTGCACTGCTTTATAATTGGGAGTTTTGGGCTAGAGAGAAACAGTTACCGCCAGAAGTAAAATGGTATATCTGGCTGATACTCTCCGGCCGTGGCTTCGGCAAGACCAGGGTTGGCAGCGAAATGGTACGGCAGTGGGCATGGGATGGCTACACGCCGATTGCACTCATTGGCCAGACTAAGGCTGATGCCCGGGATACCATGGTGGAGATTGGGGACAGTTCAATTCTCAAGGTATCGCCTCCGTGGTTCATGCCGGTATATGAACCATCAAAGCGCCGGCTCACCTGGCCTAATGGCGTTCAGGCCATTATCTATTCCGGGGATGAACCTGACCAACTTCGTGGCCCTCAACACGCGAAGGCTTGGGCAGACGAACCTGCCAAGTATCAGTATCCTCAAGAGATATGGGATAATCTGATGTTCGGCTTGAGGATCGGGGATAATCCACAAGCGATTGCCACCACTACTCCAAGGCCGATTAAGTTGATACTAGACCTGATAAAAGACTCCAAGGTAACCGTGACAACCGGGCATACGCTGGAGAACCAAGCTAATCTGGCTCCTGAGTTCATTAACTATGTCATGGGCAGGTATCAGGGTACAAAGCTAGGTCGGCAGGAACTTGCTGGAGAAGTCCTGGCATCATCTGAGGGTTTGGTCTATGATGCTTTCCGGTCTGATATGTGTATCATCCCAAGGTTTGCTATCCCCCAGGACTGGCCTAAATATTATACTATGGATTTCGGTAGGGTAAACACTGCGGCACTCTGGTACGCCATGGAACCGGCTACCGGGTTTCTTTATTGCTATCGGGCTTATAAAAAGAAAGCCAGTGTCGTTGAACATGCCGGTAACTTCCGGGAACTGAGTAAGGGCGAGATAATGCGGCGCCGGGTAGGTGGTAACCACCAAGAGCAAGAGGCCCGGGACGGTTATACCATCGCTGGTTGGCCGGTGCTTGAGCCGAAAATCAGTAATGACCGGTGGGAACGGATACGCCGTGTCAATTCCCTGCACTCACAGAGTAAGATATATTATTTCAGCGACCTTAGTGATGTCATTGATGAGAAGCTGTCATTTTCTTATGAAGTCGATGACAAGACTGACCAAGTAATAGATAAGATACATGCTGAATCAATGTACCATTATATGAGCGCTGAAGGTTATCTATTATCAGAGTTCCAGCCTGATATTGTCAAGACAGGTGTAGCAGAACCAGTTTGGTACTACTAAAGAGAGGTAAATAATATGGCTGAAGAAGAACAGGCATTAGAATTAGTCAAATATACTGAAGCACAGGCATTGACCGCAATAAAAGATAAGCAGAGTGCGTTTAAGAAACTATATGCGCGAATGAAAGTGGACGCAGACTTCGTTAAGCGTAAACCTTATATCCTTACTGATGATAATGGGAACAAGATACCGAACTGTGACCATGTAACATTACCCAAGGCTGCTATATTTGTTAATCGTGCTAATGCTATCATGTCTGCTTCCAATCAACAGATTGTA